ATCGAAATAATCGCTGATAATTTCACCAATTGCGTCCCAAGCTTCACTGACAATATCGGTAACCGAATCCCATAAATCCGAAAACCAATCCGCCAAAGCCGACCAAACAGATTCAACTGACTCCACCACAGAAGACCATGCTTCCTCTAAACCGGCAACAAAATCGGAAACTGTCTGGCTGACCGAATCAAAAGCTTCACTGGCCGCTTTCTTGATGGAATCCCAATTCGTCACCACCAGTGCAATACCGGCGACAATAGCGGCAAACAAGGCTGTGTACGGATTGACCAGAGCCAAAGCATTAACCAGCCGCTGCGCTGCCCCAAAAGCATACATTCCTGCGGTTGCCAAAGCTTCGCCCGATGTTACAGCGGCCCATGCACCTGCCACTGCCGTCAGAATCGTATACGAGGCGTACATGGTGCCAGCGAACACAGCAATATTTCCCAGCAGAGTGGCGTTTTCCTGAATTGTCGTCTTCAGGTCATCGAATATCTGTTTGACCGAAGTGAACGCGGCTACCACCGTATTGGCCACACTGCCCGCCAAGGGGCTGATATTGGTTATTTCATCCAGTATGGCCGTTATGGGATTACCGCCATTGGCAATCGTGGTATTGATGCTTTCGACATAACCGCGAAAAATCTGCACCATGTCCCCCAGCTTGCTGACCGTCCCACGAACATCAAATACGGAATCCAAAATATTGCCGATACCGACCAGGGAATTGCCTGCCATCTCCTCAAGATTGGCAAACGCGGCTTTCAACGTGCCGTTCATATTTTCCGTGGCGCCCTTGGTTCGCTTTTCAATGCCATCGTACAAAGCATTGATAGCGTCCTGTGCTAACTGCCCCTTGGAGCTCATTTCCCGCAGTTCTGCGACAGGTTTCCCCATCGCTTCACTCAATAACTGCCAGGCGGGAATGCCATCATCATTCAGGGCATTCATGTCCTCAGCATTGACACGCCCTTCAGAAGCCATCTTGGTCAATGCATCTGTACAAAGACCAATCTGATTTTCGGTCAGGCCAAAAGCCGAAGCGGCATCAACAATCATCCGCATCTGTCCGATTGCTTCATCCGCTGAGGCACCCACATTTATCCACTTGCGGGCCATGGGAATCAAAGCGGAACCACTAAAGGCGGATTCCTCCCCCAATTTCTGCATAGAAGCAACCAGTTTCTGCATTTCCTGATTGCCCACCTGGAAGGTCAGGCCTTTTTGGAGGACTTCCATATCCGCTGCGGCCTTTAATGCGGATTTACCGATTTCAGCAATGGTTCCCACCGCAAATGCTCCAGCAAGAGCCGCTTTAACATTGCCGATAGCGGAAGTAAGTTTCTCCATTCCCTTGGCTACCCGCTGGTGGCCGTCATTGTTGCCCAAATCCTGCAGCTCCCTTTGGAGCTCTTCCAGCCGCCGGATTGCTTCTGCGTTATCTGCTGTAATGTTAATCTGTATTCTGTGCTGTGCCATTTTGTCGCCTCCTTTCCTGCTCTTCCGCAAATTTTCTCAAGCTGTCGGCCTGTTCCTGGCTGACCTTGACCGGGGAGCCATTACCAAAATCATCCGGCAACAGCTTTTTGACCGTAACCGGATGTTTGGGATGTCCTGCAGCATTGATGATGGGCGCCGTTACGAAGTTCGCATAAAAGATACGCCGGCGCTTCATCCGTTCCTCATAACCGCCTATTCTCATATTCAGCTCATAGGGAGTAAGACGGCCAATCTCATCTCCGGTCAAATTCAGCACACCATAACAAATAGGCAAAACATAAGTCAGATAGTCATTGAATGACGTTATTTCGTGACCTTGCGTTTTGCCTGTTTCACGTTTTTTGGTATGCTCACCGGGTCGCCATCTTTATCCACCAAGCCAGCCTTCTCGCACATCTTATGCGAGAATTCGTTTCCAAGGAAGCCGGACAAACCAATCAGAGCCATGAATAACAAGGCAAAATCGGCAATACCATTTTCCATTTCATCAATCGCCTGCTCGGCCAGCGCTTTGGCTTCTTCGCGCTCCATCCGCTCGCCACCGCCCTGCAGGGCAATCTGGAATCCGTCTATCAGCAGGCTGATTTTCGGTATTTTATTGCCGGTTACCACAGAGACAAGAGATTCACCCGCACGGGCTTCCAATTGTTCGAGTCCGGAAAGAGTAAAGGCGAGAAGATGCTCCTTCTCGCCAATCTCTAAATGGACCCGACGCGAAATACGGTCGTAATACATTTAGATACCTCCACTATTCATTAAAGCGTTTCTGCACCGGCTTTTACATCATCAATGCTGGAAAGACCGGTATAAAAAGTCGGTGCACCGATGCCTGCCAAGGTGACCGAGAACGTTGCCATATCATCATGCGGCGTGCTGTCGGAAAGTTCCGTGATGTTGTACCAGTTGCGGTCTGCGGTGCCATTTGCAGCATAGCGGCAAAGGTCTACAGCCTCGCCCTTAATAAAGGCATCCTTCAAGGCCGTATAGCCTTCATCCGACTTACAAATAATCCCTTCCAGCGAAAGCTCCGTGCTCTTGATGCCGGCATAGGTTTCTCCCCAGCCGCCCGAACTCTTATTCGAAGCATCGATGGAATCTGCGCTCATATCAAAATCCGCCGTTGTCTGACCACCGATAAGCGTCCAGGACGGCGCATCGTAAGTAGCCGTTGTGGTATCACCGTAATTGATGTACAGCAGCACTTCTTTGCCCTGCAGCTTATCTGCTGTCGCGTCACGTTTTACACGTCCATTCGGCATTTGTTTCACTCCTCTTCATATTTCACAATATAAGTTATCACTGCGGTACCAATATTGGTCACGCCCTTAGCTGTGCCAAACACAATGGATTCCACATAAGAATCCTGCGCCCAGTCATCGAGCCGGTATTCTTCGGCCAAAACCTTCCGCACAGCCATAGCGTAATCCTCAACCAATGTCGTATTGGTATCGCCCTTTGCATTCGGACAAATAATCTGCAGGCCAAAAGTGGCTTCCGCAATCCGTTCGTCCTTGTCGTAGGGGCTGTATCGGACCTCATCACAGATGATGAAGCCCGTCAGCTCTTTTGGGAACGTTGCCCCCATAATTGATACTTTCCATGGAATATCCGGAACCCTGTCTTCCAGTATCGCCAACAGGGCATCCGTAATCCTTCTAAGCGATGCTGGTTCCATCATGCACGGGACAGGCGAATTATCCCGACACCACCTTTTCCTGCGCCATTTGTGTTCTCCACGGCAAAAGAAGCATAGTCAAGCTTTGCCTCAAGTTTATCGGCCAGCTCATTATAGAGCTTGTATTTTTGCAGATAGATATCATCGGAACGATTTCCATCCACCATGACCGTAGAGTCCGAGCCGACCATAGCCAACGCCCTGGTTCTGTACGCAACGACTACACCGAAACGCTTAATGATTTCAGAGCAGGGAATGGCAATTTCATCTTCTGCCAGCCCAAAGCCAAGTGCCAGCGTTTCCAGATAGCTGTTGGCATAGGTAATATCAGACTCCTCACAGGTCAGTATATTGTCCGTGGAGCAATCCTCAACTGTGATAAACTCCAATGCCATAAGCTCACTCCTCACCAGTTCCTTATCACATGGTCAAATCTCGACACAATAGCAGGTTCTTCCGCTTCCAGCGCATCATAAATAAATGGGTCTTCCGCTGTCCCCGGATGTTGTACACGCCGGGCAAAGGCAAAGCCGGAACCTGTCGGCCAGCGCAAAGCAAGTTTTCGCCTTGGCACGATGGTATGCGGCCTGGTGCCCTCATGCAGATAAATCGTTATCAGGCGGGTAGTTCCGACCTCACCGCTGACGCCTGTTGCGGTAACCTGTACTGGAGATGCCTCTATCGACCGTTCCGCTTCTCCCGTACGTGTCGTAAACCGATGATGAGCCCTTGCACGCTCCTGCACATCCCGTAAAGAAATCTGCATGGCCTGCTTCAGGTCTCTTTTCATCCGGTCATTGAGGTTCCGCAACTGACCAGCGACTATTCGTGCCTGCCTTGTGTCAATATGGAGTGACATGGCCTTATCTCAGGTTACAGGTCAGCACAGCCAAGGCTTTCGGCTGCACCGTCACCGAACCATAGACCAGCTGGCCACGTACAGCATCCGAGAAGGTACCTTCCAAGCGAAGTGCTTCTGTGCTGAGAATCTGCTGAGCGTAGGAAATGCCCTGCCGCGTGCCGGCCATTACCTTATACAGCGTGCCCTCTGTATTCGGTACGTTGTTGGACTGGTAAATGTCAAAACCTGCCGCCTGACCGATGAAACCATTAGCCAGTACGCTGTCGGTCTTGCTGGTGCCTGCTGCCACAAAGCGGGAATCTTTCAGCATATAAGCATAGAAAGCCGGCGGCACCACGACAAAACGCCCCGTGCTCTGAACATTCTTTTCATCCAAGGCCGTACGCAGGTCAACCAAAGCCTCATAGGCCTTATTGGCAGACGTGATGCTCTCAGGCGTGGTATCATCGCCAATCGTATTGTTAACATCGGTGTAATGGGCAGCGATATGCTTATCTACCACATCGCGCAGTGCATAGGAGGCACGCGCCATGGCGCCATCGACCAAATTCACATTGGCCTGTACCTGGTCGATATCCTCCACCTTGAAGGCAAAATACTTCGCCTGGTCGATGGTCAGCGTCGTCGGCGTACCATCTACGCTTTCATACGTGATATTGGAGCCCTTAGTGTAGTTATTCACCGTGATATCGCCAATCTGATTGATTTTCACCGTATCGCCCTGATTGCGGATATCCCCTTCGTAGTCACGGTTTACGAGATTGCCATAAACCAAGGCTTTATCCAAGTGTTCGAGAAGGCGTGCTTCCCAAAGCTGAGGTACAAAAGTAGAAATAGCCATTATTTGTCAACTCCTTTACTAATCTCGTCCCAATGAGCATTGATTTCCTCACGGGACATTCCCTTCAAATCCTCCATTGAATACTGCTTCTTGCCGCCAGCATTCATATTGGAGCCTGTCCCTGTCTGCATGTCGTTTTTGACCGCCCAGGGATTATCCTTCAGCCAACCGGCCACACCGTCCTCCAAGGAAAGTTCTGTGTCACCATTGCGGTAAACAACCGTATCATCATCCTTCATGGAGATGTTATCGGCAATGACCTTCAGCATCGCCTCCGGATTGATGGCCTTCCCATTCGTAAGGGCTGCCATGGCCTTGGAACGGATTGCCGTCTGGACACGCCGGTCATGTTCTTCCTTGGCTTTCTTCTCAGACGCAGCATATTTGTCGGTCAGTTCCTTGACCTGTGCCTGCAGGCTCTGCATCTGCGAACCAAGCTGTGCCGGGTCGCCGCCCTGCTGCTGAACAACCGCCAGCAATGCGGCAAGGTTCTTCAAGGACTCATCCACATTACCTCCGTCACGGAGATTCAGGGAATCCAGTACCTTGTTGCGCTCAATGCGGTTCTTGGCCGCTTCATCCCTGGTCTTGCTGATTGCTTCCTGCAAATCTGCAACCATAGCGCCGCCATTTTCCGTCTTGCTGAGCGCTTCATAAATCTGTGCTAGTGTGTATGCCATATTGATTCTCCTTTGCTGTCATAGCTTAATTGATATTGCCGTTCTTTAACGCCTGCGGCCAGCACCTGGCTGAAAAAAGGCATGAAAAAAGCACCTACCTTCAAGATAAGTGCTTAGATATTCGATTAGTCAATTATTTCAATGGACTTTATTTCCGATTCACGAAATTCTGTACCATAAGGCTTAGTTTCGACAATGATAGAATTATAGGGAAGTTCATCATCTTGCTCATTATCAATAGCCTTTGAAAAGTCACTTACCCGACCTTCCCACACCTTTCCATCAATATCCGTTAAGCGGATATTGTGCCCAAATGATTGATACATTTTGTCTACCATAGTCATTTTTAACACCGCCATTTACCCTTTTTGTAAAAGACTAACCTGCAACTATAGGATTTT